GCTGAGAACCGGGCCGGGCACGTCGCCGAAAGCGTTGCCTGCGTGTTTCTCTTCTTCCACCATCGGTCGGAAATTGCGCGGTGCGTTGGTTCTTGGTCTTTGCACCTTCGTGGGAATCTTCACTCCTTTGCGCGTGTCGGATTGCTGCTCTAGTCCGTCTTCTTCCTCGCGTCTGCCGTTCTCGTCGAGCGCTTTGAAGGCGCGCATGGCTCCGTAGATTCCAAGGCACACTCCGGCAAAGGACGTCATAGCCGTGAGAGTCTTCAGAAGAATGGGGCTAGGGAGAACAGCCGGCACCGCGTTGAATGCACGCTCCAGGTTGTCGCGGATCTTAGACGCACTTGAGTACACATGGAAAGGGAGTGACACGGTGTGTCTCTCGCACACGTTCTTCGTTTTGTCCATGTAGTAGCGGATGGCACATTCTGCGGAGGTTCTGCATCCGGACATCGCGCGCGCAATGTAGTTGATCGGGACCACAGGAGCCGCCTCCATTATTCCGTGCGTTGCCAGGTAGTCGTGCAGTCGTGCGTGGTAGACGTAGCCGTCCACTCTCTGGTCGAGCTCGCGCATGTGGAACCACCACGTGTCGAGATCTTCGTGGAAGGGTATGGCTTCTAGATCGAGAAGGAAATGGAAGTCAAGGGGCAGAAGACTCGTGAGCGCCAGTCGGGCCTCATCGTCGATCTTGCGCTTCTCGAATGGCTTCACATTCGTGCGCACCGCTTCCACACGCCGTTGGAATTCCAGCTTCCGCTCCCGCGCTGTCGAGAGAATGGAGACGACGAGCTCTTCGTACGTCATCTTCCGCGTCGCAAAGTCCTGGTTACCATCGATACTGGTAACGCTGATCTCGTACACATCATCGATGTGTGCTTTTGCCTTGCGAACTTTCTCAGCAGCCAAGCGCTTCGCATCCGTGAGGAAGGCTGCCTTCACTGAAAGATCCACGCGATAGTGTATCCTCCGTTGGACAGCGCTGAAGTCGCGCAAGGAGCCCTTGATCGTTCCATTCACCTCAGCTCCAGGCTTGGGCCACGTTGCATTGGTCGTCATGCAAACGAACTCGGAGATAAACTCCTTGCCCTTGTCTTCGACAGCAGCCATGTTGAGAGGTAGCGGAACGGTGTCGATCGCTTCCTGCACAGTGGACAGTTCTTTCGTCACCAGGGCGGCATCCAGAGTCTTCAGCAGATCGTCGAAGATAGTGACCTTCTGGCCGTGATAGCGGGACCAGAAATCGTCCTCTGCGTTCCTCCGGTAGAAGTCCTTCATGCCATGTGCTTGTCCAGGATAGAGGCGGTTGAGCACATCCGTGAGCAGTTGTACAAGGAAGGTGGTTTTTCCGATTCCGGCGGGTCCCGGCAATAGAATCCCAACGGGCAACTGCCTGACTCCTGCATCCGAAACAACGAGAAGAGCAGTATCTAGCATCGCGCGGTACAGGCGCAGGGAACTCTCAAAGGCCGTGGTTGTTACATTGGAACTTCCTTGAGCAGCGACTAGTCGCTGCCTGAGGATGAACCCTTCACGCGCATGCTGAACCACTTCTTCCGCTGCTTTGTAGTTGGTACCGACGCGTTTCGAGAAGACGGTTCCGAGATGTTCGTCCGCCTTGCGTACCCACTCAATGAGATCGCTCTTGAGTCGTCCTTGATCGAAGATTGAATTACCTTCGGTCGAAGAACCGCATGCCCAATTGGAAAGCATTTTGAGCATATCGAGAACTGCTTTGATGCCGCTCGTCGCGCTCGAAACTCCTCGCAAAATGCTCAGAGCTTGCGCAACTGCCGTCGACACCGGGCCTGATGACATGACGCAGTTCTTAGCCTCTCGCGCGATCTTAGCGATAAAGTCGAAACAGTCTACCGGTCCAAGATGTTCTTCGATGTCGTCCGTGTTCGCGAAGGACTCGTCGATTGTTGGGAACGCGCTCCAATCATCCTCGCAGTGTCTCTCGAGGAAAGCTGCGGCGTCTCTGCCAATCTGAGAGAAGAGTTTTCCATA